TACCCTATTCTCAATTAACCCAATATCTCGCATTGTGTATCTTCTATTATCCACAAGAGAAACAGAAGCATCCTTTGGATTGTATAGGTATGGTGGAAGAGCAATAGTGGCAATTTCCATCACATCATCCGATTTTGATGGTGCTTTTGGATCTATAGATGGAGTTCCCTGAAGAACTATAAAATTGCCCAGTTTATCCAGATACAATTTATCAATTCTTCCTAAGTAGAAACTATAACCAACTAGAGCACCTTCATTTGGTGAAAGAATTAATTTTGGATCTGTTCCAAAAGATCTTGATGCAAAATCAAATGGGGAGGAAGTTGCTGAAGTGAAAGGAGATACTCTTGGTCTGAAATCTAAAGTATCAGAAGCTCTTAGGTTATTTGCCCCAATAGTTGGAATATCAGATCCATATCTTGCGGCATCATAACTATTAACTGTAAATACATCCCCTGTATCTCCAGTTGGTACTTCATAATAATCAAAAACTACCAACATTTTCTTTGTTGGGGCAGACTCTCCTGCGTTTCTTATAAGTTTCGAATAGTCGTAATATTGTTCTTTTTGACCCTTATCCAGGGTAAATTTACTGGTAATATTTTTATAACTACCTGCAGTTATTGATTGTAACTGAGTATTGATATTAGACTCTTCAAATTTAATATTTTCTCCTTCAACAAATCTATTAGTATTCAGATATACGATACCCAAAGTATTTGCTGAAGGCTTAGATACAATTCTAGCAATTGCCTTACTAGATTCTCCCGTTATATTTTCACCAATAATTGCATTTGTATCAACATTAGAAATAGAACTAAACGTAACAGTATCTAAAGTTGGGGTAGATGTGTTTAATGACTCATAAACTGCTATGACTTTAACAACGTCTGGATAATTTAAAGAGATCTCCTCATCCTGAACTCGCAATCCATAGAATTGATTATAATCCAATCCATCATTAATCGATGTGCTGATTCCAGTTCCGGATTCTGGATACTTAGAATACACTACATTGATAGTTTTACTTCTAGTGAATTGCTTTAACTTACTTTGAACGCCGTTTTTAATAAATGTTGCATTAATAGCAGCAATATCTTTATTTTCAATATTTGAAAATGTTACCTGATTATTTGATAGAGTTACTTTATCTGGGGTTAAGCTTTCGGTAGTTCCATCAGAGTAGTGAATGGAATATCTTTCCTCATCAAATGGTTGGAATCTAGCAATCGATGAAGTTATTCCCAAATCAAAGTTACCTGTATCAACAGTAAGAGTATTCGATGAAGGAGTCAATACAGAATTAGATTGTGCAGTAAATGTTAATAATGAATCACTTAAATTTGTAGAAGAAATATTCGAGTTTGGTAATTGGGCATAGAGATATCCTTTATCTTCATTTCTAATCTTTGGTGCACCAATTGAAAAAGTAGTGGTTGTTTGTGAAATTGGAAGCCCACCATCACATATTCCAGATACCGAACTTATACCAACAAGAGTCATTCTTGTTCCATCGGCAGATACTGACTGAACTCTGTTATAAGTTTCAGTATTAAATCCTACTCTTTGATACCTGATAATTGCATCTGAAGAAATTCCAGAGAAAATCTTACCTGCTGCAGAAACAGAACCATTGGACTCAATAGTAATTGTATCTGTCGGAGAAAATCCAAAAGCTGGTGCTTTATCAAGTTGAGTATCTGCTACGAATGCAGTTGAGAAACCAGAAACAGAAGTTGACTGGAAAACCGATTTAATATCGCTTGATGAATATGTTTTTATTGATTTGATAGATCTTGGATATAGTTCTAACCCATTGATTAAAATTTGCTCGCCAACAATAAAACTACCAGAAGTTTGTCTAATAGAAATGGTATCTGATCCAGACCCAGCAGCAGTTGCATATCCACTAGCACCGCTACTCTTACCTTTAATAATAGAAGTTGCTGGAAGTTGTACTGCAGAAACACCTTGATTTAATACTAACTGTGTATACGTCTGAATATCATACAGATACAAATCCCAATTTGTAGAACTTCCGCTATATGCAGCATCAGTTAAATTGCAAGAATATACTCTTGCATCTCCAATTTTTACTCCAGTTCCAGATATTGTAGATTGCTTTCTATTGTTATAAAGTTCAACAGATTCCTTTAATTTTGGTGCACCAGTGATATTGTTAATTATAACCAAATTACCCATTTCAAATGGAATGTTCACATCAGAAATAGTTTGAGTAGTTCTTGGTTTAGGAACGTCTACAACTTCTATTCCTGTCTTTTCAATATCATATCCTCTAACATATGCCTTTCCGGGAGAAAACTTAATACACATTAAGTCATCTGATGGAGTATTTCCTTGTTCTGTCTTTTCATCACTGAAATATACACCATCATTACCAAGTCTATTATTCAGAGAATTATTTAAAGAAAATTCAAAAGGATCAACTACATAGTCTCCAGATTCATCATAAGTTCTCTGTGCAAGATAATCTCTTATAACCGAATATTGGGACTTAGTTTCAATCTTCTTTATATTTCCATCTTGAACTCTTAAAAGTTCTATAAAGTTTGTATCAGATGCAATATCAGTTAAAAGTTTCTTTTGTAGTACTAGAGATATTTTAAATCTATCTGCTCCAGGTGCAGCATAATTTGTAAATCCCTTAGCGTTATCATACAGGGATGGATCATCTTTTGCAGTAATGATCTCTTCATTAACTATTAATCCAACTCTATAAGATGGAGTATTGGCATAATAATCCAATACAATTGTCTGTTTAGGAACTCTTACAAAAGTTCCCCTAACAAAATAGATACCTTCACCAATAGATGCGGCAGATCCAGTTGCCGTTGCACCATTTGTAATTGTTGTTGCGAAGGTGGTTCCTGCAGTTATAACGTTTCCGTTATATTCTACGTTTTCGGATGCGGTTAAAGACTCACCATTTTGAAATTGGCTAAAAGTAAAATCGTTATTAGAATCTTGATATTTTACATACAGCGTAGTATATTCTACTTCTGAATTAGGAAGTTGGACTAATTGTATTGTAGCAGTTACGCCAGAAATACTTCCCGTAATTTTTTTACCTACAAAATTATTAATATAGTCTGAAATATTAACACCAAATGCCGTTGGATTCAATTTAACAGCATAAAACTGCCCATCGTAAACTATATTTCCAGGGATCACCATTGACCCCTCTTTAAAGATATGACTTCCGAAAGATTCTATTTGATCCTGGAGTATTGATTGTAAAGTGTTTAATTCCCTTACCTGTACAGGTCTTCCAGGATTAAACAAAACTTTATAATAATTCTTGTCTTTAGCACCAATATTGGGCTCATTAAAATCATCATAATAAGGACTTACATTAAGATTAGTTTTTTGAGCCATTTTTTAAAATTCCAGGATAATTTTAACGTCTTCTTTTTGTCTAGAACTTCTTGTTACAGTGGGTCTATTATCAATATAAATTATGTCCCCTGACTTATTATTTATCTCAGGATTGGAAAGACCGTTTGTAAATTGAACTCCAAGATTTATAATTTTGTTTGAAATTGTTGTGGTAATTCCCGAGAAAGAACTATCAACAGATGCATTGAACCCACCACCAACTTTAACTATCTGATTTACATTATTAAAATCTAAAACTTTTCCTGTAGTGCTTAGACCAATATAGTCTGTCTGATCAAAAGTATTTGGGTTGAAATATAGTGAGCGATCTCTATAATATTTTAAAACTTTCGTTTCCGAGTCATATGAAGCAACGTATCCAACTGCAGTTCCATTAGTTACTGCTTGTTGAATTTTATCTCCTACAGAAATAGTTCCAGTTGGAGTTCCACTTAACCTTAATGCATAAGTTCCAGAAAACTCATTTGATGTAAAATTAGTCGTGTTTATTCCAGTAGTATCAAAAACTTTTGGATTCTTTAAGATTCCTACCTGAGCAAATTTGCTATCAATTGGAAAATCCTTTGTCGAATCATCAAATCTAGCATAAATTAAAATTTTATCTGCACCCAGTTCTTTGTAAATATCAAATCCGTGCCCTTTTGAGGGGGGAATAACTGGGATTAGTTCTGCGTATTGTCCAGGAACTGTCGATGTTCCTAAGTCAACTAAACCATAAGTATAATTTTTTCCACCAGAAGTTACTATAGTATCAGTAATTTTTCCAGATGAATCAACTTCTACAGTGACTGTAGCGCCTGTTCCATCTCCAATAATATTACATGATTGTCCTGATTGGAGAGAATAACCAGAACCGCCAGATTGAATGTAAACCTTCTTTATTTGATTATCATTTAAACTAGAATTTCCATTTTCCCTAACCGCAACAACTTGAGGATCTGTAGAAGTATCCCAATCATTTGGAACTGTAATATACTCAATTGAGTCGAATTTTATAATATCACTTGGTGAAATAGTATAAAGATACTTCCAAACATAACCATCTCCACTTTCTCCTGCGGGAGATGGTTCTAAATCGGTAAAGGTTGGTTCATCTTGGGATGCATTTCCAGTTGTATTAATTCCAGATGATCCATTATCAATACAAATGTAAACTCTGTAATCTGAGTTTACAACATAGTAATTAGCATCATACAATCTCATAGACCCAGTTATGGGTGATGGATTTACCACACTATAATCTGGGCGATACATTTCGTATTTTGTACCTTCAACCCAATCTATTCTTTTTACTACTCTTCTTACGTTTGCACTAGTAATTTTTTTACCAAAAAGAATCGTTGATTCATAATGATTTAGATAATCAATATTATCAGTTGGATTTGGTGGTGTAGTATTCCAGTTGGAGTTCCTACCAAATCCAGAAGCGGTTGGATTTGATAATCCAACAAAAACATAATATGAATTTGAAGAATCCTGAACGGAATCCACAAAACTGGATGCGTTCAGAATTCTAAACTGATCTGTTACAAGTGCAGACATTTGAATATAGTTTTTTCTATATTTATATTAGGTTACAAAGTCTTTTCAATTGGACCAATATTTCTAAGACCATAACCTCTTCTTTGGATAGTTGGGAATGTTGATAATCCAGAGTCAACTCTATAAGAGGAAACAGTCAGAGATATTGGTGAAGAAGATCTAGAGAATCCAGATAACTTACCCCAGGAGAATTTACCAACAGATGGTCCTGTTGTTGCGATTCCAACTAAGGTTGATGTAGATGCAACGTTGCAAGTAATAATTCCAACAGAAGAGTTAAATGCGCTAATATGGTAAACATTATCTAAGAAAGATGTTCCAACACCAACTACATTAGAGTCATTATTAATGATCGATGTTACTCCCT